TTATCGGTTATTATCTGGAAGAGCCTTATCTAGTTCTTCGCGCATGTCGGAAGCTGTTTTCCCATACTGCCATACCTGAATCCTCCAGTAACGGTAAATTGAGTTATAAGTACTTACATCCCAATTAATTTGACGGTCATACTCATCAAGAATATTTTTAATACTAAGACTTGATAAACGTTTGTTGATAAATGTACGATTGCTACTAGCACTAACTGTCTTCTCGGCACTCAAGGCAATGCCGGTAGTTAACAATGCCAATGCACTAACAAATAATAATTTCTTTTTCATATAAATTAAAAATACAACTTTCTTTCTATAATTACACATATCGACACATGCTTGATTATATACTTTAAATAAAATTAAATCAATTTTATATTTTTGTAATTTTATAAATAATTGAAAAAACCGCCCTCAATTAAGAGAGCGGTTTGTTTTTTATTTAATAGTTCCGTAAATATCTCCGCCTTCAACTTTTGAAGCGACATAGCATAACTTACCATTTCGTTCAAACGAAATCCAATAATAACCTTCTGAGCTTGCCGAACCGACGATTTCCACTGCTTCTCCTTTGTTGAGACGACCTAAGATTTTACCTTTAGCGCTTGCAGCATCTCGGATATTTAAGTTAACAATCGCTGTAAATGATTGTTTTACAGCAATGTCATTTCCTTTTACGAATTTTGCAAGTCCTTCTTCGATATCATCTTTTAAATCACTAACAACATTTTTTAAACGTGAGTTAGTAGTATCAGTACCAAGTCCAGCAAACAAGCGCCTGTAAGTTGGTGCTTGTGTCGAGAAAGTTTTCATTGGAATACTTTCATCAGTTCCTTCTTTATACCATTCCGAAACATACTTGACTTCTTCTTGATTGTGAAGGCCTGTGACTGTATTAGTTAATGAGTTATACAAGTAAACTGCTCCTTTGATAAATTCGTTGTCACCCTCTTTTACGCTAAAAATAAAGCTCCCAAACATTTTATTATTTCTCCTTTTTTTCTTAATTGCTTGAATTGTTTCTGCTTTTGAGATGGTTGACGTGTCCGGGAACATACGATACCAGCCAATCATCCAACCGAGTATAAAACCAGTCTGATCATCAATTAAAGCGTTGCCACGCCAAATTCGAGATTTACGTCTAGCTGGTCCACCAACATAAAGACAATCATAATTCCCATCGACATTAGTTTCCATTGTTTCTAAGGTGTTCCCGTCGCTATCCACAACTACTAAACCTGTGTGACCAAACTCGTGCCCGTTTGCTTTTATAACAAACACATGTCCCGTTTTAGGTAATCCGTTAGAAAACACCTCAAAACCGTTAGCAGACGCTCTAGCAAGCAAATCTATTGCATTTGTGTAGGACATATTTTTACCAGTAAATGTTCTTGCTGCTAAATCCGGAAAAACAACACACTGCGAGCCGTATGGATTTGTGTCTACACTAAGGCGTTGACCTGATTTGCTTAGCGCCCAATTTGCGACATCTTGATTTGTTGCCATTTAAATCAACCTCCTATCCAAAAGTTTCGTCAGTATTAATACCCTTTGCTTGATTATCTAAATTTAATTGGTTAGAAGCCTTTGCTTGTTCCAATTGATCACCTTGTTTATTAGCTAGTTTTTGATTTTGCATGATTTTAGTTGCTGTTTTTGCTTCGTGGGTAAAATCATTATTCTTCCACCAAGCGGTTAAGGTTGCGCCTGTAGTAAAAACAAAAGAGATAAACTGCGTCATCTCAGCGTCAGAAAATGGTAATGTATTTTTACCAGCAATTACTAGACCTTGGTTAATTAACGCCAGAACTAAAACAATTGTACGTGTGAGTGTTCCTGTTTCAATTTTTTTCATTTCTTGTCCTCCTTTAATTTAAATAAAGTTTTTATTTGTTCGTCATGGATGATTAGTTTATCCTGATTAACTTCAACTTTATCAGCCAATTTATCGTATTTTGTCCGCAAGTCCTTTCTATCGGCAAACGAGTCTTCCCATCTGTGTTGATTCTCTTTTAATTCAAATGCTAGCGTTTGGGTGGTAGCTTCAAGTAATCTCATTGTTGACTGATTTTCTTCAAGTATTTTTTGATTATTTTCAAGCGATCGCTGAAAAGGTTCCAACATTCGTGATTGTAGTTTGCTAAATAACCCCCAAATACCAGTTAGAGCTACACACAAAGCGCCTATTTGCAATATTAAATCCATATATTACTCCTTAGCTTGCTAGGATTTGGTCAATGAGTTCTGTATTTTCTGCACCGACCAATGCAATAATGTTTTCTTTAACCTTTGGTTTTAAAATAGCTGGAATCTTTGCGTAAGAGTAACCGTTGTATACTACGTTGTAAGCACATAATTCTAAAAATGTCATATTAATTTCTCCTTTTTAAGCTAATGTAAATGAGGCTATGTCTTCGTCTGTTAATAGCCCTTTACTGTAAAATAAAAACACCACGTCCATTAGTGCTTTTTGTGATGTCGCAGATTGAGTTTTAGAAGCTTCAATTGCTTTATCAACTTCTGTCAGTTTTTTTGTTACTGCCTCTTTATCAACTTTAAGTTGTTCGATATCTTTAACTGACTCTAAAATCGCAAAGTTGACAACATTTTCTTTTGCAAACGTATCAAGTACTAGTTTAATAAGTTCCTGATTTTCTTTTTCTGTGTGATTTCCTGCTAAAACTTGTGGCAGATATGTTCCGTCATCCGCTTGCAATCGGACATCAGTTTTTACGAGGACGCCATCTTCATAAATACCAAACGGCTTACCAACGACTGACCATTGTTTCATGCTATTCGCCTCCTTCATCTTGCTTCTGTAACCTTTCAACTTCTGTTCTCAATTGTTCATTTTGAGCTTGCAAAGTCGCTTTGTCTAAAGATAATTGTGCAATTTGTAAAGCTAAATTTGATTTAATTTGTTCGTCCATTTTTCCTCCTCTATTCTAGGAAATAGCTGATGCCCACGCACCTACGTTACCTATTCGATTTGCTATATCTTTCAAAATATAACCCAAACGCTGACCTTTGATGTACATTTCGTTAATATATATTTCATCAATAGGATTTAGAGATGTACCGATCATCGCCTTGTAAGTATCTTGATACGTAGTGTTTGGTCTAAACACATACTGATTATTGACACCATTGATATTTTCAAATACCCAGCCTCTATCACTAGAATTTGCTGAATGCGCAATTTTTAAAATATCTGATGAAATTTCAATTCTATCTACAATGCTGTCACCAGTTCCACTTCCACCAGCGTAGATATTGATGCCAGTAAAACCACCATCTAAATTATTTTCCGTTCGCAATCGATTAGTTCCAATTGATGTGATAGCGGCTGTTAAATTAGACTTTGTTCCCGATCCAATAATTCTGTAATTATTGTCGTTTGGTTGAGTACCTGTACTAAACTTTATAAATTGATTTGGTAATCCTGCCACAACACGTCTAATAGCAGGGTTATCATTGTACATCTCCATCTGACCTTTATTAAGATCAATAGACATAGCGCCATTAAGGGCGGTTAAAACACCACCTTTAATAAGACCTCCAGAAATCTGACCTGAAGTAATGTTGCTCGCATTTAAATTTATTACTGATATTTTACTTGCGTCAATGGTACCGCCGACGATTTTGTCCGCAGTCAAGTCTTTTATCATTGCATTAGTAATAATTCCGTTGTCAATTAGTGTTTGACCAGTGATTTTTACATACTTACCATCAATTTTTACTGTGCCATCAGTCAAGTTTATTTGGCCAAGTATAGATCCACCAGAAGTCAGATTTTTAACCGACCATGAGTTAGCAGTTTGCGTAACAGTGGTTTGTATTGATGCGATTTTGTCATCTAACTCTTTTTTAGCTTTACCAAATGCAGATGATATCGTACCTGTTTCCAACTGTACATTATCAATTGCTAATATTGCATTTGATGAAAAACCAAAACCATAAATTAAAAATGAAAACGTCTTACTAAAATCACAAATATCCTTGTTAAATGGTACTTTAACGGAATATCTATTCCAAGCCCCAGCAGTTATTGAGTTGATTGTAAATTGTCCAGCGTGGAAATTAGTTGCACCAGTCAACTTGTTAACATAATAAAAACCACCAAATAATTTAGTACCAGCTAGATTAGCATATGCATCAAACGACAACATGAAATCATTTGTAGTGTCGGGAAAATCAGGCATGATAGTTTTGCCAATCGATTGAGTTATCGCTTTCCAGTTTCTACTGCCATCAGACTCATTAAAGATGACAACATTATTCCTCCCCCCGAAGGAACCGCTATAGGAATGATAAGAGGTTGTTGCATTTGGTATACCGCCATTATAGGTTGACCAGTATCTAGGACCTTGTGAATAAGTAACTCCACCAACCACAAACGAAGTCTTATTATCTGTTATCTCAAAATCAGCATTTAAAAGTAGGTTACTCCCACCAACAGACAAATTTTGCACTGTTGTAACTAAACCATCAGCAGTCTGTGTTACTGTTGATAAACGGCCGTCAATATTGCTTACTGATGATTGTATGCTATCAACTTTTTGTATTGTAGCTGTTAGTGATGACCCTTGCTGACCAATCAGTTGCGTGTGACTATCTACAGTATCTTTAACAGTATTTACTTTAACTGTTAAACTGTCTGCTTTGTTTTCGACCCTCGTAATCTCACGACTAAAGCTATCTGATGTCTCTTTAATTTTGTTATCAGTAATCACTGTAGCTTTATTATTAATCAGTGATTCAATGCTTGTTTGTGATAATCGTGTACTAATCTCTGTCGCAGTCTGCTTTATTGATGTCTCAGCGCTAGACATTCGACCAGTTAAATTATCTACCATTAGCTGACTTGCTTTAGTAGCTATGTCAGTTTTGTTTTGAGTAACTTGCGTTTGTAGACTGCTTAACGTTCCATCAGCAGTCTTTTTATTTTCTGCAATTTTGGCTGTATTCTGGTCAATAGTTTGTTTATAGTTAGTTAGCGTTTGGGTTATCTCATTATCTTTGTTGACTAAAGCAGTGTAATTAGTCTGTAGACCTTTAACAGTTCCATCAATTTGAGTTAGTTGTTGAGATGTTGCAGAGTAATGTTCGCCTTCTGTTTTAGACAAAGCGGACATCTGATCAGTTAATTTTTTAGACTCACTAACTATGTTAGACAAAGCAGATAGTGCATTAGCCTTTGCATTATCAGCTGTTGATTTAACTTGACTTATTAGCTCATCTTGACTGACATTTTTTGCAACAATTGCATTATATTGTTCTTCGTCTAGTGCCCCGTCTTTACCTTGATATGTATACTTTATATCGATAGTATCAGGAACATTTTTATCAGTATATGATAGTGTTGTTTTTGACCAAAGCACCTCTCCCTGACCGACAGCTGGCCTGCTATCTGACCAATTTGCAGGTTGGGTTGATATTGATGTTGTCTTGCCATATGTGACTTTTCCTGACTCAATGCCATTCCCTTTTTCGCCATCACTAACATTGATAAATGTTAACTCATCACTAGCGACTATGTTATTGCCAACATAAGCATCGATTTTCAAAACTGACGTCCCAGAAAATGAAGAAGCGTTCATTGCATAAGTAGTACCAGTTTTAGTATTATTAAACTTGAACATAACTTCTTTTATTTCGTTGTTGCCTTTGAATAGTTTAGGAGTTACTATTGATTGACCAGCCCCGTTTTTAAATGACGTTCCATTTGTTGTAAAAGCTACAATTTTGTACGGTTGAGCCTCTTTTGCAAGCTCTTCAATACGCTTAGCAACATCTGCGGATAATTGACTTGATGTCCGCTTAAAATTTGAAAATGTCGTCTTAAGCGTTCTTTCTGTCTCTAAGTCTTCTGTTTGTTCTGTGATTCTTGCTTGTACGTAAAGTGTTGGTTCGCAGTTAACAGAGTCAATTAATGTTTTAGTATCACCAACAGAGCCGTTAACAGCACCTTCTGTCACATATTCAGCTTGTACTTCGCAATGTTTTTTAATCTCTGATAAAGCATAACCAAAAAGAGCCTCTTGATTAGAGTACTCTGTCGTTTTTGCTTCGCCTAAAATGTAACCGTCGCTAACATTTACCTTATTAGATGGGAACTTGTCTCTTGCTTGAGGAGCGTAGATTCGGCCGTTTTTACTAAAAAATTGCACCTCACCTTTTGAATCCTTAATAGTTTTTTCCGGCAATCTAAGCCCGTCTTTACCAACTACATCTATTGCAGTGTAAAGATCATTGATATTTGAGCTAAAACCTAAAACTTTAAGGTCTTTTCCGACCCTGACAGGCTTTCCGCTTAAATCTCTCCCAAGGTTACCCTTGCGATAAATATTGACAAGGTGACGTTTAAGAGAATAATTAGAATTTAGTTCTGTGACAAACTCAAGTTCTGCATCAAATGAGTTTGCAATTGAATACAATCTTGCTAATACTGTGTCAGTCCCTGTCCACTCCAAAGTCAGTTTTTTATCTGATACTTCATTAATTCCGATTTCAAACGTTTTTTCTGGATCAAAAACAGAAAAATAATCAGTGATTGGCATAGCTTTGCTAGCTTTGTAACCACCGCGCTTTTCTTTATTTGCCTCAAGGTTCAATGAATATGCAGTTATTTCAGTTTCGTTTCCTTTTTTGCTAAACTCATTTATGGTTAGCCAAAAATCTTTATCTTTAAATCTAAAAGCAAGCTTACAACCAGCGCCTATTTTATCGATCTCTTTAGAGTTATATTTAATTGTGACAAAGCTACAAGCACCTTTTAAAAATTGAGTTATTTCGGCCGATTTAAATTTAATTCCAGATTTGTTATCAAAAAAACCGACAGTGTGACTGTCAGTTGAATCTCTTATTGCAATTCTCACCTAAATGTATACCTCCTCAATTTCAGCACTGGCTTCTAGCACTTCTGCGAACGAAGAGACAATTAGTTGCACTTTTGTTTCTCCCGGAGGGACTTCAAAAAATTCTGTACCAAGAATTTCATCATCTTTTGCAATCATGTTATTGACATATAAACGCCCTTTTTCTTTTGGATTTATAAAACCTGTTGAGTCTATAAATAACTCCGAATTAGCTGGGTATCTATTAGCTACGTCTCTCCAATAAGGAACGTTGAGTTTTTGGAAGCTAAAATCCATTAGATAATGATGTGTTACAAACTGAGATGATGTGTTTCGACCGTTTAATTGTCCGACAAAAAATTGTACTAATTTAGCTTGATTATCTTTAATAGCTGGCTCAACATACGAGTAGTGAGTTCCATACCAAAAAAATGTGATTTTCTCGTTTTCTTTAATTATGTCAAACATATTTTTGTTTTGCGACAATCCTTCTTGTCCGTAAGGATTATCTTTTAGAGTAAAACTTGGAACAAAGTTAACAGTTTTTACAATTCTATCTCCAACAATAAAGTTAATCTTAGCATTATTTCCTGCTCTATCAGTTTTGTCAATAGACATAGCAGCAATGGATTTGTTGCTTGTATCAATTACAGCAAGCGTCCATAGTCCGGTTTGCCCCATTACTCCAGTTTCAAAACGTGCTCTAGCCCAAATCCTCCAATCTCTTGCTGTTTGAGGAAGAATCAATTCTTTAATAGCACCAAAAATGCGGGAATTGCTAGTATTAGTAAAGTTTCCTGATAATATACCGAGCGTTCCTTTGTTATCAGAGCTATAAGACATAGTTGTTCCAGGTGTCTTAGTAGTGTCTTGATAAAAAGTCGTACCATCCGTCCAATTTGAAAACGAATTATTTAATACTACAGATTTGTTTTCTGTTACGCCGTCCACTTCATCACGTAGCCCGTATTGAATACCGCCATATCTGCTTGCTATAGCAACGTATCCAGATTCTTTTGCAAGTTTAATACGATAATTTACTGGCACGCTATCTGTACCTTTGTTAATTATTTTAGCCTCTAAAACTCCATCAGAATTCTTGATAAAAGGAAAGGATTCCACATTTTTAGAATGTGCCAGCCCGTCAGATACTATAAATGTGATTGTTCCCTTTCCATGATTTTTAACTAGTTCATCATAGTTAAGTGTTCCAATCGGGACCGCATAAAAAACGCGGTTAGGTAGAGAGCTAAATTTAAGCTCTTTTTTTGTTTTTTTATTTAAAGCACGTTGGAGATTGTCGTACTCTTCAAATGTGCCAGTTTTGTTGTAAAATGGGATACTTATCTTTTTAGATTTTCGAGTTGTGTACAAAAACTCAGCCCCATCTTGATAAGTGTAATCTTCAAATTTGGGGTCAAAATCAGCACCGTCGTAGAGATTAAAACCTCTAGCAACAGTGCACCATTGTGTGATTTCGACACCATCAAAAAAAACTCTTTCCAGTTTTTACCACCCCAATCCGTTGACAGCATTTAAGATTGCCTGCCGTTTTTCTTGTTCTTCTGTTATTGGTTTAGCTAAAAATTCCGCTAAAACTTTTTCATTAGCTTCGATTAAAAAAGTTGCAGGTCTTGATGACAGCACTTTGATAGTTTCAAGAGCACTTGTAAGACTCGAATTAGTTCCTTGTTGAGACATTATTTTTATTAATTGTGACAACATAGCTCTAATATCGCTATTATCATTATTAATAACAAGACTTTTCGTTTCTTTAACATCACCAATTCTTTTAGCGATGCTAGATATATTTGTCTCATTAAATCCGACTCCATCAGCATAATGAGGAAACATTTGTTTTGTCAAACTTGCCCTAAGGACTTTAGATCCTCTAGGTAGCGGAAGCATGACATTACGACCATCTGGGATAAACGACACACCGTTTGGCAGAGTGACTAGTTCTCGATAGAGCGACCCTTTTTGGTCATTTACCATCGCTAAGCCGCCGGGATGGAAATTAGTCCCTTTTTCGTTACTAGTGTGTCTAGTAATTACGTTTACAACTTTGTCTCTCAAGCTACCGAGCCAGCCTGCGATTCCCGATAAGACACCTGATGCACGGTCTATAGCACTGATTGTTACTGTTTTACCCTGAACGCTGCTTATACTACGTTTAGCACTTCCAACAGGTGCTCCTGTAATGTCATTTGCAAAAATAGGCGCTGGAAAAGGTTGCTTAACAGAGTTGATTCCAGCTTGGGCTTGTGAGGTTGCGCTACCTGTTGCGTTGTTGGCAAAAATGTTTGGAACGCCATACTGCCTTACGGAGCTAATAGCTCCTTGTGCCGATGCAGCAGCTGGCGCTGTGTTATCGGTTGCGTTAATATTTGTATTTTTTGTTTCTGGTACGGTTAACATTAATGATAATGCAGCATTAACACCTTCTGCGGTATTGTTAGTAGCAATAAGTTCTTTTTGCGCTGGAGTTAAACCATTCCATTTTTCCAAAGTCGCCTGAGCCACACTCGCCTTAGTTGAGAAATCTGTGTCGTTTGCTAAAAGATTTTTCACTTTTTCGGGCATTGCATTCCAGATTTCTAATTGACTCTTAGACTCGTAAATGGCTTGCAAACCATTTGCGTTTTGGAAAATCAACTCTTTTTGTTGGGGAGTTGTACTATCCCACTTCCTTTGAGCAATTAAAGCATCTGCAATCTGAGCCCTTGCATTAGATTGGATATTTGCATTTTTAAGGACAAATTCCATATTCGCCCAGCCGTTTTCAGCAAGTAAGGCTTTCGCTACTTCTTCTGGCGCGTTTGTCTTGACCTCTCCTGTTTTAGGATCTAAGACTAATGCATTCCACTGGTCAGTTGCTTTCCTCGCATCTGCCGACATTTTAGCGGTATAAGTTCCAACCATTGACGCAGAATTAGATAAGGCATTTGTAGAGCGAGCTGCTTTTTTTGCTAAATCTTCAAAACTCATACCGTACTGAGCTAAGACTTTTCGTGCTTCTTCGGTGTATTTAACAAGTCCGCCTGATTTCGACATTTGCTCTTGAGAGACTTTAACAAGAGCCTCTCCGAGTTTTTGCATGGTGGCGTTATGTTGAGTCTTAAGAGCTGACATCTTACTGTTGTACATTTCTTGGGTAATCAAATCATTATCAAGCAATTTCTTCAAGTCTGCTTTTTGACTCTTGTAGAGTTTTTGTTCTTCAGACATTGCTGATTTCAATACAGAGGCTTGTTCTTTGAGTTGTGCTCTTGTCATGTTGCCAACATCGCCATTAAACGTCTTTAAAATAGCTCGTTCTTTTTCCTTGCTTAGCCCAAGAAGACTAACACGAGAAGCTACAAGTTCTCTCATGTTAGACTCAACAATAGTTTTTTCAGCTGTTGTAAACTTCTGTACATTACCATTATGCTTATCATAAATTGCATTAATCTGGTCAGCCATCGTTTGCGCATTTTGTACAATCTGATTATTCTTTTCTTTAGCTTTTGCTATGACAGATTGGTCAATACCATATTTTTTAGCTAGCTCTTCAAGTTTTTGGTTAGTCTCGCTGGCACCTTTTTTAATTTCATCTAACATACTAGAGACTGCTTTTTTAACGTTATCAGATGATTTTGTTGCGCCAGTCTCAAAATTAACCATTGCTACTTTAGCATTGTTAACTTCATTGCTAAATATGTTAAGTTTTTGAGTAGTCTCCCCAGACAAGATCGTTCCAAATTTATTGGCATTCTCTCTTGCTTTGTCTTGTGCATTAGCTAGCAAGACCATGCCACCTGCAAGTCCAACGGCACCAGCTACCATGAGCCCAATAGGATTTGACAACAATGCGAAAGAGCCACCTAGACCGCCGACACTTGTCGTTGCAGTTTCTGCAGTTGTTCCAAGTGTACCTACAACTGTAGAAGCTTTACCCATTGTCTGTAGAGTCCCAGAGAGTTTGCCGAGGATTTGAGAAGCAGCTCCTAATCCTTTTATAACAGAACCAGCTACACCTGAAACCTTCCCGAAAATAGTTAAAGCTGGTCCCGCTGCTGCTGCAACAAGACCCCATTTAATAATTTGTTGTTGTTGTTCTTTATCAAGAGAGCTAAACTGTTTTGCTAGATCGCCTAGCATTTTTATGTAAGGTTTCCCAGCTTCCAAACCTGAGCGCATTGCATCAATTAGTGGACCGCCAAATTCAATAGCTGCATCCGTGATTTCGTTCTTTAACATCTTGAGTTTTGAGGCTGTCGTCTCATAACGCTTATTAGCTTCATTAGTTAGAGCTGTATTCTCGCTCCAAGCTTTGTTGGACGTGTTGATAGCATTACCTAAGGTCTTTGAAGCAAGTCCTAACGATTTAAGCATATTGCTCTGACGAACACCGCTTAAGCCAAGTTCGTCAAGTACTTTCGTAGCACTTTCCCCTTTGCTATCAAGATCTCCAAGTCCTTTTATAAACTCTTGCAATGCTGTTATCGGTTTTTCTTTCCAAGCTTTCGCAAAATCTGCTGACGACATGTGAGCAATTTCTGCGAATTTAGATAAATCCGCCCCTCCTTCCACAACAGCTTTTTCGATGGAGGTTAAAGTTTGAGTCATTGCAGTTCCGCCAGCTTCGGCCTCAATACCAACTGATCTCATTGCGGTTGCTAATGCAAGCATTTCTTGATTTGTTAGACCTGCTAACTTACCAGACGCTGCAATACGATTTGTCATTTCCACAATATCTGATTCTGTTGTTGCAAAGTTATTACCGAGCGCAACGACCGCCGAACCAAAACGTTGATACTCACTAGAAGTCATGCCTGTTATGTTTGCGATTTTTGCAATAGCTGCCGCTGCATCTGATGCAGATAGGTTAGTTGACTCGCCCATATCGATCATAGTGCGAGTAAAGCCGAGAACATCTTCTGTCCTGATACCCAATTGTCCTGCAACCTCTGCTACGTGTGCAATTTCCGATGCGCTAGCTGGTAGTTGCTTAGCCATATCCCTGATTCCGTTTGACAAGTCGTTATAAGAGATTGTCACTCGACCGTTCGAGTCGACAGCCTCATCAACAGTTTTCTTAACGCCTGCGAAAGCGGACTCGTAGTCAATAGCAGCTTTAACTGCGTATCCAGCCCCGGCGACAATTGGTGCAGTGAGACCAGCTGTCAGAGATGCTCCAACACCTGTCGCAATACCACCTAACTTTTGCAAGCCTGAACCAAAACCTGTTGCAAAATTTCCAAATTTTGTAAAAACACTTGATGAGATTGCGATTTCTCTTGCAAGTGCTTGATAACGACTTTGGAGTTCTGCTACTTTTGCGGCAGTTTCTGTCATTGCGGCTCTTGCGCCCGCAAGTGCTGATTTTTGACTTGCAGTAGCGTTGTTGATATCACCAATATTTGTTTTTAACTGATTATACTTATCACTCTGTTTAGCTAAAAGCGATTGATAAGCTGTTAACGACTGTCCTGTTTGATTGTAGAGGCTAGTCAATCCTTTAAAAGATTTCCCTTGACCAGTTATGCTTTTTTCAACTGCTTTCAAAGAATTATCGAGCCCGCGCATGTATGTTTTAAGATTTTTTGTGTTAGTCATAAACGGAGCTATATCTAGCGTTGCTGTTGCGACTAAATCACCTATATTAGACATTTATCCTCCTTTCTAACCGCCAAAAAGGAACGGAAAAGCTTTGTCAAGCGTAGACTCGATGACCTCTTCTTTTTTGGTCGGTTTTTGTTTTTGTTCTAAAGCTTTTACGATTAGTTCGACATCAGAAAGTTTTAATTTTTTGATATCTAAGATAGTATAGCCGCTTTGTAAAAGACCTTGAATGAGCTCTAAAAGATTCTCTTTAGCCTCTGCAGGCTCTATACTTCCTTTTTTTCGTCACCGTCTTCTTCTTTTTTCTTGCCACCAAGCGCGTCAACATAGAGAGCGTTAAGAGTGTCTAAAACAGACATGTCAGCTGCCTTTAAGTCATCAACTGTAAATTGATCTGCGTACATATCAACAAACATTTGTAAATACGCTTCGTTTAATGCACGATGTTTTTTAGGTTCTAAAATAGCTTTTTCGTTCCCGTAAAGTGCCGATTGCCGAACTTGATGTTCGATAGCTAATAGATTATCTTCAACATTGATAAAAGCTTTTTCAAAAGTTTTTTCAACGCCGCCTTTTAAAAGAGTGATTTGATACATTACTTCTCCTTAAATCAAAAAAATAAAAAGCTAGGTTAACCCTAGCTTAAGCATTAACCTGGAACAACTGGCGGAAATACCATTTTTTTAAAGTCTTCAAAGACGAAATCAGAGTTGTCTTCGCGACCAATGTATAGAATGTCCCCTGTGTCAGCATCACCACGAGCTACAAAGTTACCTGTAGTTGTGTCCGCTTTAGGGTCAGGAGCGCCCTCTTTAGTTGCAGTTTCCATACCAGGGACATTGAATTTACCTTTAAGCAAACCAACCCAGATTGACTTGCCATCTTCCATACGAGTACGGAACATAACTGCAATGTCGTTCGGCGTCATGTTTTTGTTGTATTTCTCAACACCTTTTTCGATTGTGATCCCGTAGAAGTCTTTACGTGCTTGTGAATTGAGGTCTAACACTTCAATTTCTAATTGTGTTTCTGTGATACCACCAGAAAGTACAGCGTAAGGGCCATCATCTGCCATTACAGTTACTAGTTCGTTAGTGATATCTAACTTAGCCGATTTCATACCCGGCAATTTCGTAGTTTTCGCTACTTTGTCTGTTGCGTCTACAATTCCGTACTCAAACGCACTAAGACCAAATTTTACTTTTCCCATTTATTAATTCCTCTTTCTTTTTTATGTGAATTCAAAAAAACGATACTTTCTTACGTTCATCAGTAAGCCAATATCGTTATCTTTATATCGTGGATTTTCGTTTGCGGTATATCTTTCAAAACCGTTTGTTTCCAAAACTGCATCAATAGCCTTATTAATTAAGTCTGCTTGCGACGCTGTTTTGCACCAATAATTAATTGTTATCCTCTGCTCATTTACAAGCAAAGTGTCATCAGCATAGTTAACTGGACCATCTAAGGTATTGTTAATACGCATAAATGGTGCTAACTCTGCTTTCTTTAAGTTGGTAGGATTTTCAGGGATATCATAAGTAAATATCCCTTGCTTAAATCCGTTGCCGAAAGGCACTCCTCTAAACTGGTCAAACAGCTCATTTAGTGTCTTATCGTTGCTTAATAATTTATAAGCTGTCGTTTCAGCTATCAAAGTCCTAACCCCTCCTTAATTTTTTCCGCAAAAATTTCTTTTGCTCTTGGCGTCATTTCGTTGATTGTTTTCTCCTTGAAATCTTGACCTTGCTGATAGATAGTTCCATCATTAGGAAAGTGTGCACGCCAACCAGTCGTTTTACCAAATCCAATATCTTTAGATATATATCCTTTGCTAGCACCTTTGAAACCAGATACTGCTGTATCATATTTTAATTTCGTGTCGTGAACAGAATAATCGACTGGCGAATTTTTTTGAAGTCGCCTTTCAAATTCTTCCGCCACTTCCGTAACAGCGCTACGAGCAACCTTTGGTGCTTTTGCTTGCAACTTAGTAAGATTATTAAGAATGTTATCCAAACCTTTTGTCATGATACTTTTACCACGCTTAGCATTGTCATATCTTTGTCAGATTCATTTGATTCTACTTTGTCGATTTTATAAATAACCGAATTGTGTTCGATGAACATCGTGTTATCAATATTAATTTTTGGATTATACCTAATCAAAAATACTTTAGTTGCTTTAGAGTTATCTAAGCTGTCTTTATACTGTAATTTAAAATCTCTCAATTGAGTTTTAAGAACTTCTGCCCAACAGGTATATAAATCTTTACGGACACTATCTACGACCTCTCCGTCGTCGTTCTGACCGCCTGAGACGCTATAAATTGTTATGCGTTGGTTCATCTTCCGAGTAATCATAAAATGACCTCCTCAGGTGGCAAAATTAAGCGTAATTGATGGATAATATTCATCACACCGTTCGCCAACGGATACCGCATAGTATCCGCCGACAAACCACGATGGTCATATTCTTCCTTGACTTGCTTTTTGACAGCTAATCTAAACTTCGCAAGGTGCATATAATCATCAGGTACAGAACCTTGTTTGATTGCAAAACAGATTTGGTCTTGAGACGATTCAATCATATCTATGACCTCGCCGTCTTCAAAATCAAAATCAATCTTACAATATAATTTAACGCTTTCTAAAAACTCTGGAGTTACTGCCATATGCCACCTCCTTCTAAACCACTAACGCAAAAAGCTCTGATTTATTCATTGAAGATGTGTAGCTGATTCCTTTTGCATCAAGGTAAGCTTTTATTTCCATAACTGTATTAGCCTCTGTCGGCTTTATTAAGGTCTCAGAGGCTGTCGCTGGGTGTAAATGTTACGTAGAAACCAGCTTTGTCATCTACCTTAGTTACGCCAAAACGAAGAACTGCTTGTAAGTATTGTCCGTAGATTTCGTTATCAGCCCAGCGTAGACCTAAGTCTTTACGGTCAGCAAACAATACGCCACGTTTGAAGTCACCTACAAATGCTTTGTTAGCTCCAAGAACTTCATCAGATAGTACAAATACTGGTTTACCAAGTAAAGTTTTACCAGATACCGCTGTGATATCGTCTTGTAATAAGTAACGACCGTTACCATCTTTAAGAGTATCTAAAGTTTGGTAGAAGCTTTGTGATACGATCAATGACACGTTGTAAGCAGGGTCAAATCCGCCGTTTAGTAACGCTTTGATTTCATCAAGGTTAGCCACTGTTTTCGCAGTGAATGATTTTAATACTTTAGCGATAGCATCATTAGTAGTATTCGCTTTAATTTGTGAGATTGATTCAGAAACAAGAGATACTAAGTCAACATCTGCATCATCGATTGATTCTTGAGACAATGGAATAGCACCACGGTAAGTGTCAATGCTCCAAGCTACATCTTTGAAGTCTGGTTTAGCAAGTGCTGGATTTTTTTCTAATTCAGCAACAGTTACCATTTTTGTAGTAGCACGTTGTAATACAGGGTATTTACCAGATGCCTTTTTAGCTTGGTACACGGTTGTAAATGGTTTTAAATCTACAACTGTTTTAACTTCACGGGTTGGTGTGTATAAGATTTCTTCGCTAGATACTGGTTTAGCGTCTACTTTCTTAACGCCGTCAGTTGTTGGTACGATTTCGTTAAATGGTACAAGAACTTCATTTTTAGCTTCAAGTCGTAGGTCATCGCTTACGACTTTACCTTTAGAACGAATAAATTCATTTACACTTTCGCGGTATGATACTTCTTCTTTTTTCACTTCCTTTCCTCCGAGATTTTCTGCTCCACCTTTCAAAATAGTGGATTTGTATAATTCCAAGTTTTCTTTTTCTGTAGCTAACTCGTTTTTAGCTTCTTCGATTTCTGCTTTTATGGTGCGAGCTTTTTCAATGTCGTTTTCGTTCAAAGCGTTTTTTACTTCTTCTGTTTTTGTGGCAATCGTACTATTTAAAGTTCCGATATTAGCCTCAATTTCTTTAATTTTTTCGTCAAACATTCGTTTTTTCTCCTTTTTTAGACATAAAAAATAGGACTTATAGTCCTTGTAAAATTTCTTCTTTTGCGATTTCTAACTTCATATTTTCGATTTCTTGCATTTTATTGCGAAGATTTGTGATTTCTTCGTCCGAAAACATATTATCAGCTCCGCTTGCGACCGCTTTAAAGCTCATCACTTCGTCCGCAAAGCCTAACTCAACAGCTTCGTGTGCTGACATGTAAGTCTCTTTAGCCATCATTTCCATAAGCTTTTCTTCGTCAAGTCCAGTTTTCTCAACGTAAGCATTGATGATAGATTTATCAATGCTTTTTAATGCATCTGACGCTTTTTCGAGGTCGTCGCTATTGCCTGAGATTTCTCTAAATGACGCCTTATGAATCATGATTTGAGCTGTTGGACTCATTACGACTTTATCAGCTCCCATAATTGCAAATGATGCTGAGCTTCCAGCCATTCCAACCACTTCCGCTGTAACGTTTCCTTTATAACTTCGTAAAGCTGTGTAGATTTCACTACCAGTATTTACAACGCCACCACTCGAATTAACTTCAATAATGACATCGCTATTATCTGTCGGTAACTGGTCGATTAGTTTTTTAGCACTTGTCGCCTCACGATTAGCAAAGTCATAAATTTCTTGATAGTCATTCGGAATCATAAAACCTTTAAGGTTTATCCTTGTTGCCACTTGTCTCACCCCCTTTCAATTCTTGGTACTTTTCTTTTTTATCCAAGAATACGTAATTTAAGCTTGATAAATACCTATCCATATTTGGATCAGTAGATTTTTGTTTACCTAATTCAATCAAGCCTTGGTTAGGTGTTAGTATCTGATTATTTACTAACTTGATAATTTCATCGACATTTCGACCAGTTATGCTACGTGTGTCGAATTCAAAGTGGAATTTCTTCCGGTCAACATCATTAAAGATTTTAAGTCCAAGTTCACTTGTTATAGCGTCAAAATAAAACGGCAAGTCGTTTGTAACGTAATCTTGCATTAACTGTGCTACAGACTGGTTAGGGCTATTTACGGCTAATTTATAGCTTGGTACACGTAATGCCTTAGCAATTTGAGCAGTTGAGAAATTGTTGCTTGTAATCAATTGCAATACGTTAGTGTCTATTTCAAGTGGTGTGTATTCCATTGTGCTATCAAATACTAATGGACTTCCACCTACAGAACCCTCACGCATTTTCTCAAAGTCTTCTCTTGCACGCTTTCTAGCTTCCCCTGATAAAGAAGCACCTTTCATGGTTAAGATGCCACTTGAAAAACCATCTTTAAAGAACTTGATTAATGTATTCAGACCACCGTCTTGCAAGTCGATTTCATTTGCCAATGACAATAATGGCGAACGCCCTAAGATTGTGTCGTGACTAAAGAATTTCCAATGGATAACATCGTCTGACCGACACTTAATCGTCTTACCAGTTAAGGTATCAAAGAACGTATAAATGATTTCATGCTCATTTGTTTCTTCAACAGTCGTTTCAGACGGTTTAAAGAATTGAAATTGCAACGCTTGACCAGTTTTTGGGTCACGCAAGATACGCGAGAACGAATTACCAGTCAGAATTGCGTTAACTGCCATAGCAAATTTCCACGTCCTAGCGCTAGCATTCGTGGTAGCCTTAACATTTAACAGATAGTTAATGTCTTCATCGTGGATAATGTCTCCAGTAATATCCTTTTTGATTAGTGGAAAGCGTGAAATATCGCCTGCGATAATTGATGTCGCAGTTAAAATATCACTATTTTTCAAAGTGGATATACCAGTATATTGTGGTGTTAGGGTGCCAGCCACGAGTGAATCGATGTAAGAATCATATGAGACTTCGCTTGAACCTAAAGATTGAAAAAAACTCATTGTGTGTAATCACCTCCTTTCTAAGATAAGGTTAGATAAGGATCACCGCCTTTCATCGTTTTTCTTGAGAAATAAAGTTTATAAACACACCAATTAAACAAGCAATAATCCAATGACTCGGTTCATACCCTGTTTCGTACATGAATATTGAGTACAATCCAAAATAACCTATCATTTTGTACCAATTTGTTTTCACTCCATACCTCCTTTAAGTCTATTCATCTTTTCGTCAAATTCCTTTTTATGCAATTCGTAATCAGATTTTGCTTTTTGAAAGTTTCTATCCATTTCTCGCATACGCATATCATGCTCAAACTTAGCAACATATCTCCCAGCGTTATAATTCATGATTAAAAGAAATACGATAAAAGAAATTATCATTGCTAAAACTATCACAAATGGTACAAATACGATAAACCAAGATACTTTAACAACTCCAAGTGCCTTAAGTAAAAATAAAATAAAAGTTAATATCATTTCACTCCTCCACGCTTGAAATCGAGTAATCTTTATTTAAATCTCGTTCGATAATCGTTATCGTTCTGTCTTCTTTTTCGTATTGCTCTAAGTCGTCATCAAAAATCTTTTTGCAATATCTATAATCTTTGCTATCGATAAATTCTAGTGCATCATCTAAGTTGTCATAAACACCTAAAATGTGTGTGTAGCTATCTTCATAATCAAATTTGAAAAACTCTAAAATATATAGTTTCATCCCTTACCCCACATTCCTATCAATATAAGTAGCCAACATAATAGCTAGCACCCCACTTCCGATATAGCCAACCATTTGGCTAATCAAGAAAAAACCATACATGACCAATCCAATCCCAATTAGTAAGATGATTGTATGTATGTTCTTTAAAATAAATTTCATTAGAATAAAGTTCCTCCACTTAGTATTTTTTCATCAGTCCAATAACCAGCACCGTCAAATGGTTCTAAATAACAAACTGCATAAGCATCTAATCCAGCATCCAAAGGGTCTATTTTATTGCTATTTTTATTCTTATCAATACGCATTCCGTTATTATCTACTTTCGTATAAGCGTTATTGACTGCCATTGTTAGCAATGGATTTCCAGAATGCTTTATTTTGCCGTTTTTAACGTCGTCACGGAATTGTTTTGTTGGCATGTTCAAAACCATTGTTGTTTGCGAAACTTCGATTAGAGGCCATTCTGGGTGTCTTTTTTCAATCATTGTGAGCAAAGTTCCAAACTGGTAAGGGTCAAAACAAATACCATTGACTTCCCAATCATTTTGATAGACCATTTCTTCAATTTTTTCCAAAACTCGTTCATCGTCGATGACACCAGATTCTAACGTGGTGATTTCACAATAGCCTTGGCGTTCCAAATTTGTGTATGACACGCCGTCTCGTTTTTCTTTAGCAACTAAGCCATATTTCGTAGCAACAAACGAAAAACTGTCTAAATACCAGTAATCATCCATCATAACCATTGGACTAATTGCGAACAAGTCACTCACACGACCTACGTCAACGCCTAACCAAACTCTACGTTTGTGCGTGTCTGGTTTATCTATTTTCGCAGTTTCCCAAGTTGCTTTGTCTATGTATGATTCTTCGCTTGATTGACGCCACATATTGAAATTTTTGACGAGGACGCCGTTCAGGTTGCCTTTTTCTTTAGCTTCTGCAAGTCTATCTCGTAAATATCCAAGCACTTGATTTCTTAACCCATCAACCTCTAAGATTGGATTTGATTTTATCCAGTTTGTTTCATCTTCAATTTCTTCAACTGATTCTTGTTCTGCTATATAAGAAAAGTAGTTATCATTGATAACCTCTCCTTTAGCTATCTTTTTAGCATAACTCCATTCAGTCATGTGGAATGGACCATTTAAGTTAAATCCAGCCGTTGAGATAATAAAGGTTAACGGACTTTCCAATTGTGCTTGAGACGATTCAATAAGTTCCATTAATTCATCTGTTTTAGCAGCTGCATATTCATCTACGACACAGCAATACATTTCATATCCATCAAGCCCCCCAGTTTCTCTTGAAAGCGGTCTGACATAAGAATAGTCATTTAAATTTCTTAGTTCATCTCTGACCTTTTTAGTAGCTTTCTTGATTTCAGGGTATCGACTTCTTAAAGCCTCTAACTGTTTAGCACACATATTGAAAATGATACTTGCTTGCGCTTTGTCATTCGCACCAGTAAATAACTGTCTACTCATAGCAGGGTTCTGACCAAAAAGAAACTCGTATAAGATAATCCCTGATATAAGTAATGACTTACCATTTTTACGTGCCACAGATACCACTGCTTTTTTAAAACGTCTTAATTCTTTATTATCTGCACGTCGCCAACCGTAAATACTACCAACTATGAATTTTTGGAAACTTGCCAAAGGGAATGTCTTACCAGTTTTAGGGTCAGGTAACATTTCCATAAAGCTAATTGCTTTTTCTGCATAAGAAAAATCCCAAACGTATTCTGTTTGAGATTCCATATCTTTTAGATGCCTGTTACAAGCGTCAATGATTGACTTGGAGGCAAGAATTTCTCCATCTACTATTGATCGTGCATATTTTGTTGTTGAGTCCAATCTTACCTCCGTTTCTTTTATTATTTCCTATTACCTGCCGACACGAAACGACTGACCTATTGTTTGTTTACAACACCGACCGTTTTCTTCGCTGATATATTCCACTCGGAAACCATTGTCAAATGAATTATTGATTGCATTATCTGAATTATATTCAACTTTTAAATTAGTGATACCACTTAGTTTCTCACCGTCAATTTCAACAATAGGCGCTTTATTATCTTCCGATAACTTAATAGTAAATTCTTTAACTCTCTTCATTTTTATCCACCAAACTTATCAAATAATGTTTCTTCTTTTTTCTCTTCTTTAGGTACAAACATCTTCATGCGACTATCAACTGTTAATCCCAATTGTGAAGCACTAGTCCTGATGTTATTAGTTGCTTTTTCAAGCGTTAATATTAATGGACTAGCTATCAACCCTTTATCAGGGTCTTCAACGAAATAACCGACTTCATCCAGCTTCTTAATAGTTTCTTTATAGATGGCATACCATGTACAATAACTTTCTAACAGTGCTCTATCCAAATTTCTTAGGGGTAGGTTTTGGAGGTCATTTATGATTCTTCTGTACTCCGCTTTAGCTATTGGATTAAAGTGTCTAGGCTCTGTAATTTGGAGTTTCTCAAGACCATCAGAAGCCTTGTCCTCTATAGCTTTGCGAGCCTCTAACTCTTTTTTCGTAAAGTGCTTTTTATTGTTATCTACTAGCTTTAAATTTCGTCCCATTTTCTACCTCCTTTCTCCGAATAATGGCAGTTTAAAAATTTCAAAAAGGGAGTTTATCGTACAGATTTGCCCGCGTTCTTAAGTTTCCGAACATTCATAGCCCCGATAAAAATGATTGGGGTATTTCCGAACAATAACACAGACCATTTGATTGTTTGTTCAATTATTATATTTTCGTTCGCGAATTGCTTTAGTATCGTTACAAGCCTTGCACGATGGTTGTAAGTTGTCCCAATCAAGTCTCTTCGACCAATCTTCTTTAACACTAATGATGTGGTCAGTCATGGTCGCTTCTCCTCCACACATTGCACAGATATAATCATTCTGTAGTAAGACTTGCTTGCTTGTCTCTCTCCATATCTTAGAGTTGTAGAACTGTTTAGTCTTCCTATCATACTTCCATCTGTTCTTATTGTAGTCTCTGTACTCTTCCTTGCGACTGTCGTAATCTATCATAGTTCGTCTACCACTCACGATCGATAGCTTCTGTGGTTTCATTTAACCTCACCAGTTATCTTATTGGTTTGTATCAATACGGTTTCATAAACGATGTTGTCGCCTGAGCATAGCTCGCATACTTCTTTCTCCCATTGTGGTTTAGTGTAAGGATATCTCTTCGGTCTCATATCTTTCCCTCTATGATAAAAAGCCATCACAATGTGATGACTAATCTTCTTCCTCCAATTTTAAGCAATCATATTCATTAATTAAATTAATAATAACTGACGTACTATTTTCTTCAAACTCTTTATCATCTATATCTTGTTCAGATAAGAACGCCGAGAACTCTACTACATTATCAATATAATATTCAAAGTAATCTCCCCAGCTCCAATAATAGATATCAACTTCTTCTGTCGTCCCATCTGGTTTCTCGATTACTAAATATGGATTATCTACTTCATTACCATAAGACATACATAGTTCACATGTACCAAATGTTACATCATCCTCTGGATTACTACCAATATCAATTACTTTATATCCTTTAGACATAACTCTCCTTTATGTAAAAACCAATAAGCGACACAGTAGATTAGTATCGCTTACGCAATCTCCTTCTACACTCGGTAGATGAGTATAGGAATAGTCGGAATCGAACCGACACAGTATTACCAGTGCGTTCTAGGATAGTAATACGAGGCGCTACCTCTACCGTTTTCCAATCACGGTTCATGTTCCCAAAGAATAGTGTGAGATTCGAACTCACGCCTACCAAACTAAACAGTTGGTCGCATTAACCCCTTTGCTAAGCTATTCATAAACAACCCACTAACGCAGGGTGTGCCCATCGGTTAATATTAACTATGCAAACTCTAAGACGTGACCCAACGATAGTTGCGCATCTATTCTATCGCCGTCCAGACCTTAGCCGTGACTTACATCACATTTTTGTTGTGCGTCCACAAAAGGATTATTGCAATCAACCCAACAACCATTGCACGAATCGAACGTGCCATTGCGCTCAATATCTAATGAGGAGATACCTAGTACCAAAACATTTATAGATATTATTAGTGGCGCTGTTTCGCCTCAAAACTTACGGTTACACAAAATCGAATAAGACCTCTCTGTCTTCAGTGGTTATTACACCACTAATTGAGATAGCAGGATTCGAACCTGCGATACTTCCGATAGTTATCTCAACTGAATAGTAAGTTCGATTTATTTATTGGTAATCGTCTAATCATATGTAGACCAGTTTGTTAATTGTTATCTCTTCTTACTATTTCGATAATACTATAATATCATACAAAATTATGTATAAACTATCTATTTACTGTATAAAAACTAGCTAAAAACTGTTTTTTCAACGAGTAGCGACCCCTCTCTATATAGCTCTGCAAAAGCTAATAAAGCTATATCAAGCGTGTCATAGTAAAAACTCTCGGACATGCATAATTCTGTATAAATAACTTTGTCTGACTTTTTATAAGTTGCTAAGTATTTATCATACAAAATCCTGCGCCTTTCTGGCTCTAGTATCATGCTAACGGCTTGCTCAATCGCATCTAGCTCCTGTTCCGCTGATACACGATTAAGCGCTAACCTTTCCACTGGTTTGCTAGGTGCGCCATGAGGTTGTCGTGGCTCAAATGAGTAAGTAGCTGTTATCTTTTGAGTATCTACATCATTTGCTATCCTCCGCCAGCGTGGATACTCTCTCAATTTACGCTTGGCATTGGATTTTGTTTTTTGGATATCAATCTCTGGAAAAAACGTCATGAAAGCCCCCATTTATGGTATAATATAGTTACAAACATATACCAAGGCGTCCTTTCGTGGGGCGCTTTTTGTTGTCTTATCAGAGTAGTTAAAACACCTCATTTCTTTTTATTTTTGTCAGGTTTTGCAACCTTGTAGAATCACAGTAACCGATAACCTGCTTTAGATTTGTATTGAAAATGTAAGGAGAAACCTCATTTCTAATTTTTAATTTCGGTTAATACCAACCGCAGGAATTGAACCTGCGGGATACCGTTGTTGGTTATACAAATAGCGTTAAGATATAGAAAATAATCATGTACACCATCGCTTTCATCAATACTGTTAGTACAGATTCTAATAAAGTAAGCTCTTCTCTCTTGAGAGCTTGTGACGGGAACAAATATCCAAATACAGAACTAATAGCAATAGCTTGTATGACTGTGATTTGTGGGATATTACCAATTGTAGTTAGCAAATTATTCCATCCGTATTTTAGGGTTAGACCTTCAATAAATAACATAGCTGGTGTTAATGAAATCATTATTAAAAATTTTGTTCCGGTTTGTTTCTCTTTCATTTAAATTCCCCTTTACTTATTTCAGTTGCATAATCAGGTCAATATGTGGTGCTAGAACAGGAATTAATGCTCTGGTTATGCACCAAACAACAATAATAATAACTGTCAATATACTTGTATTTTTTAGCATTGCTTTTTCTTTCGTGATATCGTTATTAAAATCCATACCTACTTCTAAACTTACAGACGCCCACAAAAGAATAAATAACAAAGGAATTACTAATGCACCTAACCATGATATGGACTGTAAAAATCTATACCACTGCCATTCATGCAACAACCGCTCATAAATCTGTGGTGCATTCATATTCAGACTGCTAACAATTCTCTCTAGTTCGCTAGCTGATATGTCTAAAATCTTTGCTAGCGGTTTAATTAATTCATTCATTTCGTTTTCTCCATTTCAGCTACCGCCTCAATTGTAAGCCAATCTTTAAAGTCATTTCTGGCGCAAGTGCTAACTAAATCATATACTTCTTCAAAAAATTCTAAAGATGCATGATACTCGTTTTTAGCTTCGATTTCTTTGTCAATTCCAAAATCCTTAAAATATCCTCTTACTAGATATATCATTTCAAATCCTCCAGACTAACCCACTTAAACTGTGGAAACTGTTCTGCTTCTTTGCGTGTGTATTTGTGGGCGTATTCAATATTTACTGAATATAGCGGAAATCCATCCCTGTTATTTCCAATAAAATAAGAATGTTTCGGATCTACCAACACTCCTAATTTTTCAGTCATTCCGTCACCTCTTCCGCAAAACCTTGTTGCCACGCCCAGTCAAAATCTTTTCTGATTTCTTGTTCTGTGAGTTTTTGACTATCTTTATTTTGATAAACATCTTTTGATTTTCTCTTTACTAAATAGACCTTATCTCCTAATTTTTCGAGTCTAAATTTAGCACACCCTTTTGAATTTCTGTTCGGATTCGGTATTTCCACTGTATACAGTTTTTCTTTTTGGACTGTGACGGCATCAGGACCATTTACAATTAAAGTAACAAGTGCAAGTGCATTAATATCGGCTTGTCTCTTGTTTTTACAATTTAACCATTTGTACACTTCTAGCGGATGATTGTCGGGGTCAAACCATTCGTCAAATTCATAATCACGTTCTCTTGAGTCGTCAACCCAATCAATAACACACTGTGGGACTTCAATTTTTTGTTGGATTGGGCTTGCATAAACATCACTACTATTTACATAAAAATTATTCTCAGAAGTATGAATTTCTAAATCAAGTATTTCATCTTTTTCAATATCAGTTATGATGCCTTTAACAAAAACAGTTTGTCCTATTTTTAATCCTTCAATCTTCATTTGCTACCTCGTTTAATAATTCAGTGCATTCATCCAAAACGGATTATCTTCTGCAATTTCTTCTAATTGATAAACTTCAACAATCCCTCTTTCAATAAGTTCATCAAGTATTTCTTCTTTTGCTAACGCTCTGTTTGCAAAATCAATTGGTAAAGTCATCATTCCTGCTTTATTTTCCATCCCTATCCCCCATTTCCAGTAAGTTCAAATTTCATAAACGCCATCCAATGAGTTGTCCCTCGTTGCTGACCAAACAGCGGTCTAAATGGTATTGTTGATAAAACCTCTTTTACATTTATCTGGCAATCAGACCATTTAAAAACTAAAGTGCCACCGACTTTTAAAACTCGCATACATTCTTCAAAGTCATTTGAAATATCTTCTTTCCAGTTGTCTTTATCAAGTTGACCATACTGTGCTTTCATGATTGAATTTTGGCCAACATGTTTTAAATGTGGTGGATCAAACACAACCAAGTTAAATGTATTGTCTTCGAATGGCATATTTCTAAAATCGCCAAAAACATCAGGTTGAACATTTACGTGCTTCCCATGAATGTCAAATGTCTCGTGTCTGATATCCATAAAAGTGGTATGCTCTTCATTTTTGTCAAACCAAAACAACCGACTGCCACAACAAGCATCTAAAATTTTAATTTCTGACATTTCATCCCCCATTTCTCGTCAATTCCGCAATTTTCTGCGTCTGCTCAACATTCTGTTTTTTAGCTTTTTTAAGTTGATACTGCGTTCGACGAAGTTGGTTGTGCAGACCTGCAATTCTTTGTTCATACTTAATCTCTGCGACTAAATAACCTGTTTCGAAAGCTCCGATTAGCATAAATATTAGCATCATCCAGGCTTTCCATCCTGTTATAGATTTACCTTTCATTCTTCGACCTCTTCAAGTGTCAACCTATAAAACTTACCGTCCATTTCAAATTTCGTTGAATTTCTGCCACCGAAACCCCAAAGAAGTGGCACCGCTTGTTCTCTTATGATGTCGTATTTTGTCATTCTTGTACCTCTTGCGTAACAGTTAGGATATGAATATCATCTTTAAAATCATCGCAATCACTATAATCAAATAACTCTTTTACAGCATCTAAAAAATCAATTACTGCATTATATTGGTTTTTTGACATAATAGCTCTTTCTAAAATAAAGCCCTCATAGTCTGCTCTAACAGTGTATGCATATAAAACATTTTCTACTTTTTTCATTCTCCTACCTCCAAAACTTCACAATTTTTATTAGTGAACACCTCTTCAAAACCACTTTGAATTAGTTGTGTCTTTGTATGAAAAAATCTTACATCGTCCGGTAACATATCGCTGATATTAATATCTATCCAAAACCATTCTTTGTTGGATTTGTCAAAGCAAAGAATACTGTTTCCACTAAGTAACCTTTTATCAATGATTTGATATTTATTCATTCTTCAACGCTTTCTAATTCATATATGTTGCCGATGACTTCTATTTCATTCATAACTGCTTCTGGATAACCACCGCCAAGCATTAAACTGAATCCTTGATAAATAGCAAATCCGCCAAAATCTTCTTCATGTATAATCTTGCCGAATTTTACTACCTCTGTTTTCCATCCACCTACTTTAACCACATCCCCCTCAAAAATCTCAACGCCGTTTTTGTCAAAAAAACCTGTTGATTGCATTAAGATAATGTCGTCAAGTGGAATAGTTTCAGTTTCTCCATATTCCCAATGTTCGCCAACGAATGTTTTATTTTTAAAATCAATAGATATCACGTCAATCATTTCTAGCGTCTCATTAAACGCCCTAAATTTTGGTATCATTCCACTTCCTCATCAATTTATTCTATGTATTTCCAAATTTTCGGCAAATATGCCTTCATTTACGAAGTATGAGCCTATCAAGATAGCATCTGCTTCATCATCTTTGACTAACTTATCGAATTCATCAGAAACGGATTGTATTGCCTGCGCCTTCATTGACTTCTTGCTGCGATCTTTGTAACTGAATTTCCAATACTTCCGCCACGTCGAAACATTTACGAAAACAATATTATCGGCAACTAGACGACTAATGATAATACCTGTGACAATTCCAATCTTTAACATTGATTGTTGATTAGGACCCATAACACTATTTTTTTCTACTACGACTGTCTCAAATGGACTATCGTATTTTTTTATTGCTCTTGACTGGATAGCTCTTAATTGGCTAGCCATGAAGCGCCCACGTTCGACAAATGAGTCGCTCTTATACTTGAGTATTCCGCTATCAACAAGCACAGAGCCGTTAAATACGGCCCATCCTGTGCATGATGTTGAAATGTCTAGTGATAATGTTAAATTACTCATTCTAGCACCCCGTGAATTCCAAGGCTTTCAAAAATATTTTTCTTGTTATCTTCAATGAATGAGAATACCTTTATGATTTCATCTACATCTTTTTTATGATCTTTTGCAAAATATGATGATGTTAAGTTAACTTTTGCTTTCGGTTTTGCTTCAAGTGACAATACGTAAGAGATTTCGAATAATTCTCCATTTTCATCAAGAGTTGCTTCATCATCAATTTTTTCAAAAATTGATGTGAACTCCCATCTTTCTGATAAATGCCCTGCAATAACAAATGTTTTAAGTGCTTTGTCGCTAATAATTACCATGTTTGTTCCTGTAACGTTTATTTGTTCCATGTTTAATCTCCTTTTTTAAAATGGCAAATCAGATTCGTCAATTTCCATTGAACTTGAATTACTAAAAGGTGCTTCTTGTTTTTGCACAGGCTGTTGCTCGTTTATTGATCGGTTATCAAGTAATGCTACTGATTCCGCTACAACTTCTGTTACATATACACGTTTTCCGTCATTACCTTCGTAGTTTCGTGTTTGAATTCTCCCGACAACTCCAACTTGGGAACCTTTAGAAGTGTAGTTGGATAGAATTTCAGCAGTTTTTCTCCACGCTACAATATTAATAAAATCAGCCTCACGTTCACCGTTTTGGCTTTTAAAGGTACGGTTAACAGCTAATGTTCCTGTTGCGACTGCTGTTTGTGAGTTTGTGTATTTAAGTTCTACATCTCTTGTTAATCGTCCTACTAAACTTACGTTATTCATTTTTATCCTCCGATTAAGTCATCAAGACTTATGATTTCTTTCAGTTGTTTGTGTGCTCTGCAATAATCGCAGTTGCCACATGATTTTGGCTTTCTCTTTCCATCTAGCAAAGGTTTTAATTTTTCAATAGCGTTTCTAGCCATTTCTAGCCCCTCTGACAGCCATGTTTCTGTTACCTCGATAATTTCCTTATCTGGTTGTTTTTCTTTACTCACGGCTACAATAAATGGCTTAAAAGTATAGTTGCCCATTTGTCTAAGAAGTTCTTGATATACTCCTAATTGCATATGGTATTTGTGGATCAAAATATTATTGACACCTGCAGGAATTTTAGTTCTTAACTCGTCATTCCATTCAAGTTTATGTATTGACTTCATTGTTTTTAAATCAACCACGTAACCCCTCGAATAATTGATTGAGTCAATTTTCCCTTTAAAAGGAACTCCCGCAATTTCTCCAAAGATGATTTCTTCTTTTATGACTTTGTCGTTCTCTTTGCCGTGATACAAAACATTAAAGAGTTTATCTTTTTCTAAAGTATCAATAACTTTCTCTGCTAGCTGATAGCTAGATAGCAGTCCGTAAGGTTTTCTGCTAGAAAACAACTCACTTTCATATTCCTCTTTGAATTTTCGATGTGCTTCTTCTGATTCAAATTTAGAATGAACATAGTTACCAAAAATTAAAGGGGTGTTATCTTGTTCGTCAATCCATTGTCCGTTCTCGATCGCTAGTTGCTTAGCTTCACATTGCATGAATGCTTTCAATCTAGATACAGACATGTAAGATTTGTCTTGGTAGTAATTACTTTGCGTTAATGCTTCCATAGTCTAAGTCCAATTCAGTATTTTCCATGATTTCTCCTGTTTCGGCATCTACACTTGGTTCATCTTCCAAAAGGTCAGTTAACAGTGACTCATTATCGTTGCTTGGAGTAATATCCTTAACTTCTAGCGGTTCAATACCAGTATTCTTGCCGTTATCAAAATCATTTGCATTTTGCATTTCGATTGTTAACGGTGCATATGTTGAAAGGATGGATTTTAAAACTGTTTTTCGCGCCATTGCATCGAAATTTGTTTGCCAAGGGCTAAACTTGCTATCGTATGACTGACTATATTTTTTGCCATGTTCTTCAACTTGCTCTCTAGTCCAGTAAGTTGTTTTCTCAAATCCATTTGCCAATTTCATATAGGCAAAGTATCCAACAATCGGTTCATCTTTTTTAGGATTATAGATGTCTTCAATGTCGAGCTTTTCTGTTAATGCATTAAATGACTTAAATTGTCCTTGATAAACCTTTCCTGCATTAAGACCTACAACCTGACCACTTCGCAAGGCTAACTGAATTAATCCTTTATAGCCAATTTGAAATTGTGCTTTGCCTTTGTATGGGACAATGTGAGCCATTCCCAAACTTGGCTCAACTGGTAAGTCTAATACTGCTGCTTTCATTGCCGAGGTGTACACACTGTTGAAATCTGCTTTTGCTAGAAGATTGTTATTGGTTACGACTGATAGGACACTTGACACAAAGCCATTTGCCTTTTCCCCCATAACCGCCTCAAATTTTTCTTTTACTGCATCTGACTGCAAGGTGTTTACTACTGTTAATTGGTTCGCCATTTTCTTATTCTCCTATTGTTAAAAATTCTTGTTTCACAATCAGTTTGCTGTAAGGCATTGTGTTGACAATTAATTCGATTTTCTTATCTGTGTTTTCTTCAATGACTTCGATTAGATCCTCGCATGTGTAATTGCGATAAAGTCGATAGAGGCTATTTAGTGAGTTGTCTTCTCGTCCACTGATAAAATCAATAGCACCTATCAGCGCGTCTCTCAAATCGCTTGAAAACTCAACTGTATTGTTATCTACTCTTACCTCAAACATGTCTTAGGTCCTCCGCAATTGCTCTGAAATTGTTTAAGTCAACCGATTCAACTGCTTTTATGCGTTTTAATTCAGACTGCACTTGACTTTTGTTAGCCCTCAGTCCTTCTTGGCGTTCAGCTTCCGTTGTTGCAATATAATAACCGCCATCTTTTTGCTTGCTTGCTACAACAGGTACACCTTTTTGGATTAAGTCATAAACAATCTGTCTAACCTCTCTATCCGTTAAACCAAAAGTCTTTCTAATTTCCTCGTTAGACACCTTGCGTTCCGCTCCCATTGGGATAAAGCAAAACACTCGCTTTTCTAAGTTTGTTAAATGATTTAGTAACCCCATATATCTCTCCTAAAACGTTACTTTTGAGCATTCTCTCCATGCTCTCAATTCTTCGATTTTCTTTGCTCGGACATCTTCGTCTAGCGCCATGATTTTTGCCGCATGTTCCTCGGATAGCCCGAAAAATGTTGTTAGTGTCAATTCCATAGTTTCATCCTTTCGTCCTCCATGCCATCAAATTCCATGATATGACTTTTGTCGCAGCCTTTTCTGATACGGGATGCAATTCTCTCTCCATAAATTTTTCTGATTTCGGCAGGTGTCAGATTGGTAGTAATGATTGTATTGGTACGCTTATTAAGTAAGCTGTAAATAATACTTGTGGACCAGTCACTAACTTTTTCGGCACCTAGATCATCTAGCACCAGATAATCGACATCTTTTAGCTTATCCATCCAAAATGCTTCCTTGCTAAAGTCTCGCTTTATCTCTGACAGTAAGTCAGTAACATTTACAAGTAATCCCAATTTTTTAGTTTTGTCAGACAGCCCCCTAATGATGCTATAAGCTAAATGGCTTTTCCCTCGTCCTGCTTTGCCAGTCATGATGATGTTTCCCTTGCCGCCAATAAACCAATCGTTAGCCATTGTCTTTGCCCAAGAAAGCACCTCTTTGTGTTTAGCCGTATCAGCCCTAAAATTGTCAAATGATGCATTTTCCAACTCGTTGTCCATAATTGATAATTTTTTGAGATAGTACAATCGCTTGTTTTCAAGTTCTCTCTCATATTGTTTTTGAACGTGTAAATCGTTTTGATTTTCCAAATCTTCTTTGTGGCATTTAGGGCAAACTGTCAAACCAGTTTTAAGGATTGTGATATAGCTACAGTCATGCTTGTCACAAATTGTCTCTTCTTTTTTGGTATTTTTTTGATAGGACAAAGCGAGTTTATCAAGCGCATTCTCATCACCAAGTATCATACTCACTTACCTCTTCTTGCTTAGATTTCCTAGATTTCTCTTTAGCTTCTATTTGCTCAATTGTCGTGATGTTGTCATCTCTCCAGTTACGTAAAATACCTCTAACATAGTTAAGATTAGTTTTTCCTTGAAGCTTAGTTCTTTTGATAGCTTCCTTAATTAAGTCATGATTATTTTCTTTAATCATCATACGAATAGTTTCAATTTCCATAGGAGACAACAACCGACCAAACTCATTTTGTATAAAATCAAATATACTGTTAGTAGTTGTCTTATCTTTACTTGTATTATATTTACTTGTATTGTCTTTACTTATATTGGGTTTACCACTGGTTGCCGATTGGTTGCCGATTGGTAGACCAACTAATAAATCTTTATAAACGCTAGGAGTATACCTATCTCGTCGTATGGTGTTCTGCTCACGAAAATCCGTTAAGAAGTAAACCATTTCGTCATTCAAGGGTTTTATGAATTGTTTTATAACCAGCAACCCTAAGCTATCTTCGCTAGAACCAATCATTCTAACAACAGGAAAAGCTTCGACAACCCCATCATCGTCAGCGTTTTGGATTAAATGAAAATATAAAGCTTGTGTTTCCAATGGAAGTCTTAAAAATTTTTGTGTCTGAGTGACTGTTTTGCTAATCATTCTTCTATTACCCAATTCATCCTCCTAACTTGTAGTCCACTAGTGTGATAAAGTGGTTTAACTTCGCTTTATCTCTTGTTTCTAGTTTGCTTTTGTTAATCTGTCTTAGTAGGTAGTTAACGCAGAATTTTTTAATCATCTTCTAGCACCAATCCCTCTAATCGCTTATCATAGCTAGACACAAACCACTCTTTTAATTGATTGTAAAGTTCTATTGCTTGGTCGTATTCCTCGGGCAATACTTCCTTATTTTGACTTTTACCAAAGACATTTAGGACAAGCAAACGAATATGGTTGTGTACGTCATGTGTTGTAATTTTGCTATAACTAATATCGTTGTCCACACCAAAAACTTTTGGTGTCTGATTGAAGACGTGTTTTTCTGGTTTATAAGCACGTTCACGATTTAATTTCTTGAGTACTTTTGGATATTTTTCATTGATTGGAATCAATTCATCATCAAAGCTGACATCTTTGAATAGCCCTTGCGGTGTGCGTTTTTCTTTCGCTTGTTTCATGCGTTCAGCTACTAATTCATTCAATTCTTCTTCAGTTAGTGTGTAAATTTTAGCCATATTGTTTTCCTCTTACTATTTTGTTATATTTAAAATAAAATACTTGGAGAAGTGTATGATTGATTACTATTCTTTATACAAAAATTCACTTGAAGCCATCGGATATCATAAGTTGGATACGGGTGTAGATTTACTTCAATACCTTATTGCAACAGAAGAAGGAAAAACGATATATTCTCAATACCCTTATCGAGAAGTTGAAGAAATTATTTTTTACACCCTAGATTGTTTGATCCAACAAGATTTAGTTACTGCCACAGAAATGCCGAGATTAGATAGACGAATATATACAATTGACGGTCTGACACCAAAAGGCATGTATTTTCTTGGATATATCGGGCAGGTAGAAACCGAGGTTATCGAATGGCTTAATGAATTTGGAGTTTCGCAAAATCCAGAATCAATCTATAACGCTCTGAGATACATTATTTATTAGATTTATAGAAATGCTTTTTCTCCCAGTCCAATGTTTTATTAGCCATCTCAGCCTCCTTTGCCATATCCGCCATCTTAGGTGTTCTATGGTCATCAAAATCTGTAACTACTAGACTTAGTGTAATGAGTTTCTCTCCGCATCTCTCAGCTAATTTAGCGGTTTCTGGTCTAGCTCCAGTAAGTCGTATTCCATTCAAATAGACATTAAAATCTGTACAGACTACCGTTACTTTTTGATGATTTTCTAGTTTTGAATTATCCATTGTGTTCCTCCTATTTTTGGGTACAATAAAAACCCTTATCTAAACAACAAGGGCGCAAAAAATACCCTTGTCAGGTTGACTGAAAAGGGTACACATGATAATATATTTGTGTACCTGTTTTCAGGTCGGTCGATAGCGTGTAATCCAAAGTTTGGCGATGGCGGATTATACGCTATTTTTTTAGTTCTTGATAGACCTTATCTAAGCCTAGCATCAAAACATCTGTCTGAGTTTTTCCAGTTTGTTTAGTACAATATTCTAATTTTTGTACTTCTTCGTCTGTCATTCTCAGTCTTTTGCTATGAGACTTAGGATTAGAAGTTGGACGACCAAGTTTTTTAGTAGTGGTCATATTTCCTCCTTTCGTATCCACAAATATATAATATCATTATGTGGATACATAAGTCAACCCCTAAATCAAACTTTTTTAATATTTTTTCAAGGTACCCTATTCAGTTGTCAAAGGACTATGTGTTTTCTACCAAACCTGCTTACCAGGCAACCCATGCAACTGGTTATATCTACGTGCATTAGCTTCCCAGCCGTTGTTTTCAATCGTCCATTTTGATTTTTCCTGTTTTTTTGGTTTTGCAAAAATAAAGTTAAATAGTTTCATGTTATACTCCAATTTCTGTGATACCACTCAATGACCAAATCTCGTGGGTATTTTTCCCGACCTCCCGTTTCAATACGCGGGAAATCTTTGTGGCTGTTAAATCTTGCGTCAAATGTTTTAGGGTCAACCCCAAACATCTTACTGACTTGCTTTTTATTGAGTTCTAGCGGATAAATTTCCGTCTCGTTGTTAATCATTTTCATGACTTTGACCTTGCGATCAATAAGGCCCGCTTCAAACTCATCTAGCATTTGTAATAATCTGCTATCCATGATAAAATTACCTCATAAGTATTATTGTTGAGTCCGATTCCCGTCGGACTTTTTTTGCATTCTCCTACCGTGCTATAATAAAGCTATCATTACGGAAAGGAGGATGATTTATGCCGAAAAATCAGCACGTAGTGCCAAATCCGAATGGCGGATGGGATGTAAAAGGTGCGGGGAATATCCGTGCTACTAAGCACACTTCTACACAGGCCGAAGCTATAAAAGTTGCTACTGAAATCGCCAAAAATCAGAGTAGCGAACTTTTTATACATCGCCCAAACGGACAAATCCGTGAGCGAAACAGCTATGGAAACGATCCGTTCCCGCCAAAAGGTTAATCGTAATTAGGTGTTAACCTAATCACGTATCCATCAGCAGGGGTTGCTTCTGTCAAAGTAACCTCTGCTATTTTTGTGCCGTCTTCTGTCTCTACGACAAGTTTTGTGTAGCGTTCGGAATTTAAAATAAATTGGTTCATAAGTTCCCTTCGTTAGTTTTTGCTTCTTTCTAAACTGGCAGATATTCCTGGTTAAGAAATTTGTTGATAAAGTATTGCTGACCTTTACCAGTAACTTTTGGGGTTACATTTGTTGTAGTGTGACCGTCAGAGTGATTGATGGCTGTTTTTTTGAGTTCAAACAATCCAAGTTGCATACTTTTTTGCGTTGGCTGATTCCAAGACTCACCGCGGCGACTGATTAGGTAGCCGTTGGCTCGTAACCACTGAAAGAGCTTATTTTGACCAATATTGATCCCATTCTGTTTCAGGATTTTAGCTAACTCACCAATCAGACAAGATGACTTACTAGCACTCACAGCGTCCGCAAACAGCACTTTAGGGCGGTCAGCCTCGATTTGTGCCTCTAGTTTGTGGACTTTCTTATCTGCCATGAGTAAGGCTCTTGCCATGATTTTTTCTGGACTGTTGAAGTCCTTTTCAACTTGGATAAAGTACTTGCGGACTTCTTTACCTTTGTCATTTCTTTGTATCATTGCGATTTCTTTGGCTGAGTCTAAGTTAAAAATGTGTTCGACGTACTCTGACTGATTGCCTTGAGCTGTTACTTTTTTTTGAGCAATAGCTATAAAGTCAGTACCTTCAGAGAAGCCATAATCAAGCATTCGTTTTAACCAATCGTTGTACTTGCTTTTAACTTCAAGTCCCCTATGCAAATCTCTGGCACTTACAACTGGCTCATGATTTTCATTTAGTGTGATGTTAATTAGTTGATTCATGTTGTTCCTTTCTAGCAATGTGTTGATTTTATTCACGTTTCGTGAAGTTTATGGTGTAAAAATTTCGCCTAACTCTTTGTGAAAGAAATTGGCGATTTTGAACATTTCGCTTTGAGTAAAATCTCTTTTACCTAACTCTTTATCTCGATAAGTATTAGAAGATTTATTAATAACCTTGGACATTTCTTCTTGAGATAATCCTTTTTCTTTTCGCAGTTTATACAGAAGAATTTGCATTCCCCCACCCCCTTTCTATCTAAATTCGTCTAGGCTGACATCTAGAGCGTCAGCGATTTTGACCATCTTGGAAGAACCTAGTACACCGTATTTAATTTTTTCCATGCCTTCCCCCCTTTCCACTCCCTCTCGGGAGTTTTTATTTTGTAATAAGCCAAGCGATCAGCCAAGAAATACCACCTAGCACTAACAGAGCTGGCAATAAGCCACCTTCAAATTCAACGCTTGTTTTTTCCTTGCCATCACGACTAGTAAACGTGTGTTCTAGATCGCCTAGCATTAGTTTTTTCCAATTCATTTTGTACCTCCTAAAAATGGTATAATCAACTTATCCTAGTGGAAAGGAGGATAAGTTATGGCTAAAAATGGACCTAAAGGCGGCGGTCGTATCGGAGCCGTCAAAGGTCGCTCTCAGTCTCATAACCCTAAAACTGGACTTTATACCAAGCGTGACACATCTACTGGCAAGTTTATGGACACGAAAACTACTGGTGGAAAGTTCAAAGGTGTTAGGACTGAAAAGTAAGCGTTGGATTATCTTTAAGAACCTGATGCAGACCGATTGAAAAACGACTAACAAGTTCTTCATCTTGTTCTTTGTAGCCAACTTCATGTAGAATAGCATGTGTTAGTTCGTGGACTAGCACTTGCTTTTTCTTTTGCTCTGACAAAGACTCACGAATATATATGATTTGTTGTTCGTAATCACAATACCCCCAGAGATTTCTATCATCATCATAAGCTTTGAAATGTTCCTGAATAATAACTTTATAGGTCATGCCACCTACTTTCAAGGAATCCATCTACTCTCCTTTCATTCTTGCGAAGATACAGCCAATGTGCTAAACTAAACTTACCCCGTTAGGGGTGGGGGAATTTCACCCCCTATCCGATTACCTCGTAATCAGATATTTTATTTTTAGCTTAAACCAAAGAATCTTGATTTCGACTTCTAGTTCTTTGTGTTTAAGCTTTTTGTTTAGCCTAGATTTCATTGACTGTACCTCCTTTCGTTTTGCTTAATTCCTTAAGCTTGATTATAGTATACTTCACTTTTCGTGAAGCGTCAACTATTTTTTGTCGAAAAAATAAAAAAACTTTTCAAAACGTGAATTTATGTGTTATACTCTTATTAAATAAAAAGAAGGAAGAATTCAAATGAATGATAAAGAGCTAGCTTTATATATCGGTTCTAAAATCAAGGAACTGAGAAAAAATAAAGGGCTAACTCAAAAAGAGTTAGCAACCTTGGTTAATATGGGGGATACTACAATTGCTAACTACGAAAAGGGATTTAGAACACCTAAAAAAAATACTTTGTTTAAGCTTGCGAACGCCCTATCTGTTACTATAGATGAACTTTTCCCTCCTATAAGTAAAGAAACCAAAGAAACTGCCGTACAACTTCAACAGCAATCTAGCACCACAGAAATCAACAACAAAGTCGCTCTATTAGACAAAAAACTCAAGGAACCTCGTCACAGTGATTGGATAAAACATGGTGAAAATCTTTTATCTGAACAAAACACAGTAGAAAACAGTAAGGATATAGTAGTAGAATTATTCTCTTACAACTACTACGACCACGCAGCTTCAGCTGGTACAGGGCAGTATCTAAATGATGTACAAGTAGAAACAATTGAATTACCAGTCGATTATGACGCTGATTTTGTTATTCCTGTTTATGGTGATTCTATGGAACCCGAATATCACTCTGGGGACTATGTGTTCGTTAAGCTATCTGTAGAGCTCGTAGATGGCGATATAGGCGTTTTTGAATATTACGGTGACGCTTATATCAAACAGTTGCTTATAAACAATGATGGGGCATTTCTGCACAGTTTAAACAGCAAATATGAGGATATACCGATAGATAGAGATAGCGACTTTAGGATTATCGGAGAAGTTGTCGGCAGTTTTACACCCGTAGAAATGTAAAGGAGGAGATATTATGACAACATTAAGTTAAACGGTAAGTTCAGGAAACGGTTCATGCACCAAGAAGAAATTGATGAGTGGGTTTCCTTCATGAACGAACATGAAATTTTGGAATCATTCGCAGATAGCATGGCTGAAATAGAGTTTGAGTAGGAACGTCGCTAACGGAGCGTTGATCAAAGAAGAATTTAAAAACTTAATTTAAATAAGGAGAGTTATAATGAAAAAATTATCACTTGTTGCAGTATCCACCTTGCTACTATTTTCTTTGACTGCCTGCACTACTAGTAACTCAAAAGAGATAAAGAAAATTGAGAAAGTATCAACTTCGAGTTCTGAAAAAGAACAGCAAAAGACTCCTGTCTTAACAGTCGGCGACAGCCATACTTTCGACGATTCATTTAACGGAGGTACGGAAAAAGGGTTAAAAATAACGGTTAATAAAATTGCAATTGATAAAAATATACAATTAAATACTGAGTACTCAAATCAGGACTATGCAGGAATGATACCAGTTATTGCCGAGGCTACTTTTGAAAATACTTCGAACAGGACAATTGACTTAACCGCCTTTTCAATTATCGACTCAAAAGGCGATGTAGGAAAATGGGTACCTTATTTAGAAGGAGTAACAACACAAAGCGTAGATGTATTGACGGCTGGTCAAAAAGTAAATCAAACTTTTGTATTTGCTATAAAAAATGAAGGCGGCGTTGATTTAACATACAATGACGCAACGTGGAAAACGAAATAAAAAACCTCACTCCCGCCGGCAAGCTAAGAAGTGAGGTTAGTGATGACAAAAAGAAAAGAGGGTCTTTTCTTTTACTCTATTTTAGCAAATTAGGAAGTGTTAATCAATGGCATCATTTAGAAAATTAGATAGTGGCTGGGAATACCGCATTATTTACAAAGATATAAACGGTAAACGCAGGGAAAAATCAAAAAGAGGTTTTTCTACAAAGACACTTGCAAAGGCTGCTGCTGTTAAAGCTGAGCAAGAAATCAACACATCCGACACCGAACTTCTTGATTCTACTTTTTACGATTATTCTGTGCAATGGGCAGAGGTTTATAAAAGACCACACGTTACTGCGAAAACATGGCAAACATACAGTAAAAATTTCAAACATATCAAACACTACTTTGGGAATATGAAAGTAAAAGATATCACTCATACTTTTTACCAAAAGGTGCTTAATGAGTTTGGAGAAATTGTTGCTCAGCAAACGCTAGATAAATTTCACTATCAGATAAAAGGCACTTTAAAATCCGCAGTCAGAGATGGGATAATTAGATACAATGTAGCAGATGGCGCTATTGTAAAATCGCAATTAGCTAAAAAACCTAAAGAAGAAAAATTTCTTGAAGAATCAGATTACTTACATCTTATTGAAGTATCAAAATCTAAAATCAAATACGCTTCATATTTTACTATCTATTTAATTGCAGTAACTGGGTTGCGCTTTGCTGAAGTCTTGGGTTTAACATGGGACGATATAGATTTTGAGAATGGCTTTTTAGATATTAATAAATCTTTTGACTACTCAATTAGTCAAAGATTCGCACCAACAAAAAACGAGCAATCGATTAGAAAAGTACCCATTGACAAGAACACAATTAAAATCATTAAAGATTACAAAGATAATTACTATCAACCAAACAAACTGGGGCGGATATGCTACGGAGCGTCAAATAATGCCACTAACAAGGCTATCAAACTTACGACTGGTAAATCATATCCAACAAACCACACATTGCGCCACACGTACGCTAGTTACCTTATAATGCAAGGCGTGGATTTAATATCCATTTCTCAATTATTAGGACATGAAAATTTGAATATAACTTTGAAAATTTATGCCCATCAATTAGATAAATTAAAAGAAAAAAATGACCAAGTTATCAAGGACATTTTTTATAATATCTAA